ATTGAGCGTCAGATGGACTTATCAGATAATCTTGGGGTTTTATAATCTTTACATCTTCGCCATATAAAACATTAAATAAAATTTTAAAGGATAAATCCGTTCCTCTTGTTGAATAAAAATCTTTGGATTGTTTTAAAAATAGATATTTGTCCAGTGAACTATAAAATTCTCTATTTTCAAATCCGGGAACAAACTGATACTTAATTTTATTAAAAAATTCTTGTAGGAATAAAGAACTTAAATTTATAACCGATTTAGGAGTTCCGTCAGAATTTAGTGCTAAATGGTCACTTGATTCTGTTTCAGAAAATACTAAGACATCTGGTCTATTATAATTTTGATATGAAGACGTTCCACTAAATCCCCTTACACATCCATAGAAAGACTCTGTAGTCTTACCTGTGTAGGTGATTATTTCATCGTCAATTTGGATTAATCCATATTGATCAGGGAATCCTATGGTACTTGATACCGGTATTATATCATCTAAGAAACTAATATCCGCAGTAAGAGTAGTTGATTCTGAATTAGATTTTATAGAATCTAATTTCAAATATTGGTCAATATTTTGAATAATATCTACAGGAGCGCCTTGAAATTCCTGTGAAATATAATATTGCTTCAAAAATTCAGAAACTAAAGGAAACTCTTCCTTTACATATTGTGGAAGTTGATTTTGAACAATGTTATTAAACTGAATTCTTTTTTCTTTCATTTTATGATCTTACTAGGTTCCCGTTGCTGTAGCTTGATGATACAATATAGTTAGATGCTGAAGGATCAAGACCTGATGCAATTTCATCAGGTATCATTTCGAATACACTCTTATTAATATCTAGTTGAAGATATAAATCCTGTAAACCAATCACATCGTTTGATTTTGGAATTGCAGATATTTCTATGATTGATTGTCCGTCTTTTATTTTTCCAGATAAAATATTAATAGGATTTAGAGTGATTATACCCTTTTCATAATTTATTGTCCCAACATCCCTTTTCACTACAGTAGGACTTGTTGAATTTACCGATGGTATGGTAAATAAGAAAATTGATCCAGTAGTTCTATTAGTATCTGGTATATCAGACAAATAAACACTTTCCTGGAAATCTGCAACTCTAAAAGCAGATGATTTTATATTATATCCATCTAAACTTTTCAAATAGAATGCATTACCAAATCCAATTTGATATTCTGCAAAAGCATTTAATACAACCCTCAGGTCTCTTCTAATTTGTAACGTTGTTATGTTTGAAGTTACAGATTCGTGACTATCATCAACTATCTTCAAAAACTTACTATACTTAAATCTTGCTCCATATTTGTTTAATTCAGTAGATTCCGCATATCTGTTTACATTATTTTGTATAATAGTAGAGACATAAGAAGAACTTGGAGAAAGATTTGTATTATAGTAAACTTTAGAGTCTACTTCTACATACAAATACTTCAAGTCTAAAATTTCTGGGACAATTCCCGCTACCGAATATTTTTTAAGGTCTCTTTTAATATTTTCTTTAATTAAATTTGGAAGAAAATCCCCTGTTCTTGGTTTTATACTAATAAAAACTTTTCCATACTGTGGAGGAACTAATTCTTCTCCCCCAAAAACAGATATAGACTCTGTTTCGGGATATATTTTATTAGGAATCAAAGCCTCATAATCATTTGCAGATAATGCCCTATTTTGTGAGGAATAAATCCTAGGAGCATACTTTTTAATCGAGTCAACACTTTCTATATTTTCACCCCCTTGAGAAACAACTCCCGTAGTTAAAAGAGATATTCCAGAGGTAATAGTACCCTCAATACCATTTTTATTATAAGAAAGTCTTCCAGAAAATGTAAATTGATTTACACCATTACCGCTTGTTCCATTTGAAACAATATAATCAACTTCAATGTAGTTATTTTCTTCTAGTTTTTTTCCAAACAAAATACCATCACCAAAAAGCAATTCATATCTTTCATCCTCTATTTCTTGTATGTAATATACCTTAGATTCCTTATTTACATCAAAAACACTATCTTGAAGTCTGTATTTTGTTGATGCAGTCTCTGTTGCAGAATTTCTAACTCTTACAGAAATTAAATTAGTATCAACCCCAACATTTGGTAGAATAAATCTTTGATTTGGATTGTTTGCAGAATAAACAAAATTATTCGAGAGTAATACTCCCTCATAAATTTGAACATCATTAAAAGTTGCTATATTATCTACAACAGGGACCGTAATATCATCTAGTATCGAAAATATAAAGGATTGATTACCAAAACTACCAGAACTACTAGCTACAGGACCTTTTTTTAAGGTCAATGAGGAAATTGAAGTTGCTCCACCGTTTAGATTTGAAGTATCTACAAAAAAACTTATAGTTGCAATCGCTGATTTTCTTGATCTAGGAACGTATCCAATATTTCTAGCTAAAGCAACTACGTTTTCCCTAAGAGTTGAACTATCAATAAACACTTCATTTGCAACCATATTTGCATTATATGAAGTAATATAGGTATTATAAGCCAAAACATCAAGAATTGTTGAGAGATTAGACCCCTCAAAATCATAATCAGTGAAGTTTGAATTCGATCTTAAGTAATCTCTTAAGCTTGTTTTAATCTGGTCGAAATCCAGATTTGAAAAGTTTACTAATGGCATTTACCTAGTAGGTTGCAAAACGAACTGTAATTGTTGTGGCGGAACATCAATACCAACAATTCTATAGTTAATAATCACATCAAAAGCACCATTATCATAATCTGGATTTGTTTGAACATCAATTAAATTAACTCTTGGCTCATAATTGGAAATTGAATATCTAATTTCATCATTAATAATCGTCGCAGAAATTTCATCTACATTTTCAAATAAAGTTCTACTCAACCTCGATCCAAAATCTGGGTTGAAAAATTTTTCACCTGGTAGCGAAAACACAATATTTCTCACTGAGCGAGAAATTGCAGACTCGTTTTTAAGGGCAATCAAGTCATTCGTCAGAGGGTTGCTCTGAAATGTCATGCTAATATCTTTGAAACCTTGACTTACCCTTTCTAGAGGCATCGATTGTTATAATTCTATCTTATTTATTAGAGATTTTTCAATTCATAGAGAGGTTCAGTGCCATATTCCCAGTCGTCATAATCTTGGTCGTTGCGAATTTTTGAGTGAATTTCATTTTGATGATAAAAATCATGCTTTTTAGGTGTAATATCATCATTTGAAATTTCACGAAGCATTTTTTGCTTCTCTACCTTAGATTCCCAACCATATTCTGAAGATAAAAAAGTGGTTCCCCACTCATTTTTCATGAAATTTTGGTCTTTATCGACTTTTTTAGTCATTTTTTGCTCCTGATCTGTTAAATCAGAACTTTTTACGGGGTTGCTATCCCGAAATTTTGATATCTTGTCGATTAAAAGTGTAATTTTTTTGTATTCTAATACTAGAATTATTAAATGTCCAACATTCTCCATTACTATCTAGAAAAACAACCCACTCTAGATCATGTTCTTGAGATCTATCAATTACAAAAAAAGCCCAACCCTTACCTTTAGGGGTAAGAACTGGGATTTGAGGGTTTAATTGAAGCATTTGCTTACTTACCTTGTCCTCTATACTTCTTTTTACGTCCATTACGAGACGTTGCACTCAATAATGTGCGAGGAGAACGTCCCTGACGAGTTTTCTTAGGCGCTCCGGGTTCAAAAAGAACTTTATTACTACCACCTTTAGCCATTTACAATTTCCTCCAGTTCAATTTCATTTGGATTAATGTCTTCTCCCGAGTAAAAACGCTCTGAGAAGTCTTGAAGAATCTCAGTACAGTCTTCCATACTGAGATTTGTATATATTTTACGCCCTTTATAAAGTACGTTAAATGTTTTCATTAGATAATACGAGTTTTCTCATGACCAACTCTAATACGAGGATCACACCAAATCTCAAACCCCGCCTCCTTTGCATCAAGACAGAATGAAACATCCTCCCCACACATATCTTGAACAGCACCAGATTCAAAAACTTGCATCTTCGGAGCAAACCAAGGATACTCAAGGTTCTCAAAGACTCCATTCTTAATCAATACCCATCCAAAACCAGTGTAGTCAACTGTAAAAGGCTTCTTACGCTTAGAAATACTCTCTACAGTCTCATGATTCATTACACCGCCATTCTTACGGAAATCATCTTCCTCTAACCAGTGTGCGACAGAGGTTGTGTGTCCATCTTCTGTAGCATACCAACCAGAAACAATCTCACGCTCATCTCCCTCAGCAGGAAGAGCCATATCACAAAGTTGCCAGAATTTGTTAGAATCAAATACAATATCACTATCAATCCATAATTGATAATCATACTCTAATTTACCATCCCAAGGAATTTGCTTGGGACCACGAAGTACATTCGCTCCTAAACACTTACATCTCGCAAAATTAACCATCGATGAGTAATCTTGAGAAATTTGAATACTCATTCCATTTTGTACTAAATCAAAACAAAGTTGTACAAATGCTTTTAGAAAAATAAATGAACACCCACGACCAGGAAGACAAAAAACAATACTCTTGCCTTTCATTCTTTCCTTAATTGCCACAATATCCCAACCCTCCTTAGAAGTCGGTGCTGTCGCTTTAACAGTAAATCCTTTTGCCATACTTGAAGTAACCTATCAGTTCAATTTTATCCGTCTATTTATCATTTGTCAATAAGACGATTCCATAATTGCTTGCTTGTTTATTACAAGCTCCTCATAATTTAAATCTTCCTTCCTAATATTAATATCAAGAAGTTCAACCATTCTGTGTAACATCTCCCATGTCTCAGAAAATTTATTCTCTGAAAGACTGTGATATATGCACTGTCCCTTTGCATAGATGTGATATATCTTTTCCATAAATCTCCCCTACCCTCTTAATGCATTATATATCACAACTAATAAAAATCCAAGAGGCACTCCAATTATACGAAACATTTTTCCAGGATATCTTATCATCCACCCCGCAAAAACAACCTTCCAGAAATTCCAGTATGGTCGCTTACTTCTTCTTCCCACCATTCTTTAATGTCCTCTTGTCTGGTCGTGATACATTCCCCTTATGAATCCATTTGACTCCCATTTTTTTTCTCCGGTAATTTTTTACAATCTAAGTATACTCATATTGTATTACCTCCGCACTCCTCTATGTGCCCCCTTTTTAACCGTCCTGATTCTCCGGAAATTTTTTTTATATACGTGATAAAGAGGTCGAAAAAGACATACAGTGTAGGTTAGGGTAGTTTCGAATTTTTATAAACGGGGGGGCAACGCCCGATATAAACAATAACAAATAAATCGTAAGAACTGGCTATAACGAATAAAGAACTGACGACGAATAAGTATCTTTATTCGTCTATTTTATACTAACTGCGTGCATTTTCCACGATATAGTATAAAACAACGAAGTTCTTTATACTTAAAAACAGCAAAAACACTCACTATCTAATAAGAATTACCTATTCTTTATATCAACTGCTGATAGATTACAACAGAAACTAATACGAATAAGCAATCACATTGCGGAAACTGATATAAACAATCAACGAAAGTAATTATAATAAACGAAAGATTTACCAATCGATGTTTCTTACTGTCGCTGAATATAATATACCGACCGCAATGTTCAGAGTATTCACATTACCAAGGCACTGATAAATCCTCCACGTAACTCTTCACTGATTCGTTATTATCAAGTTCAAAGAGTTT